CTAATGATATTCGTCACATAACCGAAATTGTAAATGACGTGGAAGATAGACAAAAAGAAGATACAAGAGAAGTATTTGATGAGTTAAAGCTCATTGAAGAAAGTCTTGACTTACAAATTAATAAGGCTTTAAATAACCCTTTAAGTAATATGAGTGCCAAAACAAAATGAAACTAGAAATTAAAACAGTATTACCTTATCTAGTGTTATTTGGAACATTAGCCATGACATGGGGTATGTGGTCAGAACGTTTAAATGCAGTAGAAGTTAAAGCAGACAGTGTTGCAAAAATGCAACAAGACCTAGCTGTTATAAAAGTACAAATTCAAGCGATTGATGAAAAGATGGCTTGGATGGAAGAATTTTTAATTAAAAACTATACTGAGTATTGATACCAAAAAAATTAATAAAGCTTGTGCAGGAAGATGTTAGACTTTGGTCAAAACATTTTTTAGAAGTTCCAAATGTACAATTAAATAAATTACCTGCCTGTCCTTATGCCAAAATGGCTTGGCTTCAAAAAAAAGTCAATATTCAATTAAGAGATCCTGAAAAAGGATATGTATCCTATCTCCATAAATTAGTAAAAAAAATTGATTATAAAAAAATTGATATTTTAATATACTGTGATCCTTTTTATAAAGAATACAGCATTAACAAATTTCAAAAAATCATTGATAAGTTTAACAATAAATATAATTGTGTAGATTCCTATTTTATGGGTTTTCATCCCTACAGTCCTCCTAATGATGAAGATCATGAATTTTTGACAAATCCTAGTGGTGATAAGTCTGAGTTACCCGATTCTAAAATTGAATATTCTATGATGTTAATACAAAAGTTCTCGAAATTACAGAAGGAATCTGATAGATTAAAACGTATGGGCTATTATGATAAGTGGCCCAAAGACTACTATCATGAGGTAGTGTCGTCTAGACAAAAACAATATAAAAAGCTTTTTATGTAAGGAGGCTAATATGGTTGGAATGGCAAAGAAGAAAAATGCAAATAAAATGAGTATGATGCGTGGTGGCGGTATGTTGCAAAAAATGCGTGGTGGCGGTATGGCAAAGAAGAAACAAGCTAAAAAGAAAAAAACCAAGAAGAAAAAATAATGGCCACATCAGGGACAACAACGTTTAATTTAGAAATAGATAAGGTTATTCAAAGAGCCTATCGAAGAGCAGGTAAATCATTACGAACAGGTTATGATCTTGAAGCTGCACGTGATAATTTAAACTTGTTGTTTTCTGAGTGGGCAAACAGAGGGTATAGTTTATGGAAAGTTCAAAACCATACGCAAAATTTAACTGCCTCAACAAATCAATATACAGCACCCACTAATGCTGACGATATATTGGAAATGGTTTTTAGACAAACGACAGGTGGTAATCAAACTGATACAACCATGACAAAAATTTCTAGATCGGAATATCAAAATATTCCTAATAAAGAAGCTACAGGAACTCCTACACAGTTTTATGTACAAAGAAATTTATCAAATGTGACAATAACAACTTACCTAACTCCCAATACAACAGGTACACAAATAAATTATTGGTACGTACAAAGAATAGAGGATGTTGGTAAATATACTAATACACCTGACGCACCTTTTAGATTTTTACCATGTATGGTATCAGGTCTTGCATATTATCTTTCTCAAGAGGTTAATCCTGCGTTGTCTGGTGAGTTAGAGAGAAGATATGAATCAGAATTAGCTAGAGCTATAACAGAAGATTCTCAATCAACATCTGTTAATATTGTCCCCAAGAATTTTTATCCAGGATAATAATGACTTTTGCAGTAGGTAAATATTCAGAAGCTATATGTGATAGATGCGGTTTTGAAGTAAAGTATCTTGAGTTAGTAGAAGAATGGAATGGTCTATTGGTTTGTCCAGAATGTTACGAGCCCAAACATCCACAATTAGAACCAACTTATTCAAGTGCAGATGCTCAGGCATTACAAAATCCAAGACCTCAAGTTCAATTAGCAGTGACAGTAACAGCAGGAAATCCTAATGATACTTTTTTTAATAGTAATGGCATGTCACCCTCTACACGTAGTAGGCCCTTGATAATAACAACTAATATGGGTAAAGTGAGTATTGCAATATCATGAATTATAGCGAATTAGTAAATAATATAAGAGATTATACTGAAGTAGGATCAGAGGTTTTAACTGATTCTCTTGTTAATACATTTATTGTTAATATTGAAAACAGAATTCAAAGAGAATTAGATTTAGATGCTTTTCGAAAATTTCAATTTTCTAGTTTTACGATAGGAAGCCCTTTTATTACAGTACCTGATGATTTTACATTTGAGCGAGGAGTTCAAATAAAAGATCAAATTACTAACGACAGAACTTGGTTGGAACAAAAAGATACAACATTTATTGATGAATATAATGTTGATAGATCAGATACAGGTAAACCTAGATATTATGCTAACTGGGATGATAATACATTAATTGTAGCGCCTACTCCTGATGCAGCTTATGAGATTGAACTGTGGTATAATAAGACACCAGACAGATTGTCTAGCACAAATACATCTACTTGGTTATCAATTAATGCTGCTGAAGTTTTAATTTATGGTGCAGTACAAGAGGCTTTTTCCTACTTGAAAAATCCTCCATATGTGCAATTATACGAACAAAAGTATGCTCAAGCAGTGCAAAATTTAGCACAAACACAAATGGGCAGAAAACGAAGAGATGAATACGTGGATGGGGTCCTCCGTATTCCTCTAAAGTCAGTAGATCCCGGAGGTAAGTAAAGATGGCCATTACACAAGCAGTCTGCAATAGTTTCAAAGTAGAACTATTACAAGGCGAACACGATTTTAGATCATCTGGTGGAGACGCATTTAAACTTGCTTTGTATACAGACTCTGCAACCCTTAGTGCTACTACTACGGCGTACATTACAGGTAACGAAGTAGGTGCTTCAGGTACTTATGCTGCAGGTGGTGGAGCATTGACAAATTCAGGTGCCGCAGGATCTGGTACAACAGCATTTATTGATTTCGCTGACCTAAGTTTTACAAGTGCAACAATCTCAGCGCAAGCTGCCGTAATTTATAATTCAAACACTACTGCAACAACTAATACAAATGCAGCAGTTATGGTTCTAGATTTTGGTGCAGTAAAGACTTCAACATCAGGTACATTTACAATTCAGTTCCCAACAGCAGATTCATCTAACGCTATATTAAGAATATCTTAATATAATCATTTAGCTTTTGTTGTAGTTGGGCTAAGATATAGTTATGTTTTTTGGAACTACAACCTTTGCTGAAGATTCGTTTAGTGCTCAAGGGAGCAAAAGTGAAGTCGTAGCCCTTTCGGGCATAGCATTATCCACAGCCGTAGGAACAAGCACAGTCAGTGCAGGTGCAACCGTATCTGTAACTGGTATTGCTTTATCTTCCGCTATTGGTGACGCTACTATCAGTATAGGTGCAAATGCTCCTGTCACTGGTGAATCATTATCCACAAATATTGGTACTGTAGTAATTCCAAACGTAGGAGTTGCTGTCACTGGTCAGTCGATGACCACAGCGATTGGTCCTTACAGTATTGCTGCGGGTGGTCAAACTACCATAGTTGTTGGTGCGGAAGCATTAGTCGAAACTACTATTGGTACTCCTGTTGTATCAGGATCTGCAATCGTAGCAGTAACAGGTGAAAGTTTATCTACCGCTATTGGTGATGAAACAATTTCTGGCTCAGCAGTAGTCACACCAACAGGTATCGCTTTAACAACAACGCTAGGAACGGAAACTGTATCAGGATCTGCTACTGTATCTGTTACAGGACAAAGTTTAACCACAGCAATTGGTGATGAAAATGTCACTGGATCAGCATTAGTTACACCTACAGGAATAGCTCTGTCCGTTGTTCAAGGTCAGGCAATAGGTCGAGCAGGAGCCGATGTCCCTGTTACAGGACAAGCGATTAGTTCTGCTCAAGGCAGTGTTATCGCAACAGCCTCCGCTTTAGTCACTCCAACAGGTATTGGATTATCCGTTGGTCAAACAGGTGTCGGTGTTATCGCATGGTCTCCTGTAATACCGGGAGTCAATAATGCATGGACTCCTGTAGACGACAGTAATACTAATACGTGGACAGAAGTCGATGATTCTGCTAATAATGTATGGACAGATGTCGATGACAGAGAGGTCGCATAATGGCTTTTAGTATTAATGATCGTGTAAAAGAAACAACTACAACAACAGGAACAGGTACCCT